GCCACGTTACCTGTCATAGTAAGAGTAGTGCCTGTCGCAGTGTATGCCACGGCAGGCTCTTGTCTTACGTTATTAACAAATACTTCAAGATCTTTTGCGTCACTCACAGAGTGTGTTAATGTATAAGGTCCAGTTGTGCCATTACCAGTTAAGGTTTGTTTTCTTTTAGAGACGTATAGCTCTAATGGTTCGTTACCAACGTATCCCATTTAAACCTCCTACTGACTAATGTCATCAACGGCAGATACCCACGCATCTAGACTTGTTGCTAGGCTCGACTTAATCCAAAGTCTGTCGCCGCTTTTAACTACGATTTTAGCTCCACCATCCAATACCTGTAAGGCTGAACCTGAAGGAATTGGAATTTCTTTTGCAAGGTAGATGTCGTTAGTGCCGTCGTTAATATAAACATCTACTAAAGCTTGGTTAGGATCTTTGTTTGTGATATGAATACCTACAATAGTATCAAAGCTATCAAACGCTGCCGCATTAGGAATACTAGCCGCAGTCGTGCCGATATTATGTAAAGTATATCGCCTAAAATTCTGTGCCATGTTATTCTCCTATAGTGCGATTGCCATAGCGATAGCAAAACCATTTGTAGCACCTTCTTGAGTAGGCGTCCAAACCTGAGTACCAGTGTCGTAAACCTTTAGCTTGCCGTTAGTGCTATCATAATATAATGCGCCGTTGATAAGTGCATTTCCGTCGTTGTCTAGAGTAGGATCAGAAGACTTTGCGCCAAGATAAGTATCATCGAAGCTATCAAACTGAGAAGCCGCCTGTTCTGCCCAATATTTTGCAGAGTAATTTGTGCCGTCAACTGTTGTGTTAGTTGCATAGCTACTTCCACCACCTATCGCCCACTGTTTTGCAGAGCCATCTGTCTGGCCCGCCTGGCTTCCTACAGCCCACTCTTTAGATGAGTAACCAGTACCATCAACAGTGCCTGTAGTTTTAACTGCCCATTCCTGAGAGGCCCCAGATCCTGCAGTGTTGGTTACCCCAGTACCACCAATAGCCCAAGCTTTAGAAGAGTATCCTTCTCCTGTTACAGCTTCGCCATTAATCTTTTGGGCCCACGCTTCTGCTTCATCTTCAGATCCTTGGGCGTCTGTAGCAGAGTTTGCCGCATTAGTCTCGCTAGTTGCAGCATTTGTTTCCGATGTAGACGCGTTGCTTTCTGACGTAGCAGCATTCGTAGCAGAGGTGGCTGCGGCAGTAGCTGAATTAGCTGCGGCAGTTGCTGAGCTAGACGCGGCTGTGGCACTTGTCGATGCGTTTGTCTCAGAAGTAGAGGCATTAGTCGCAGACGTAGCAGCGTTAGACTCGCTTGTTGCTGCGTTACTTGCGCTAGTCGCTGCATTCGTAGCTGAAGTCGCTGCTGCTGTAGCTTGCGTTGTCGCTGTCGTAGCAGAGGTAGCTGCGTTAGTGGCGCTCGTTGCCGCATTAGTCTCGCTAGTGGCTGCGTTCGTCTCACTTGTCGCGGCGTTGGTAGCGCTAGTAGCCGCTGCCGTGGCGCTATTAGCTGCAGCAGTAGCTTGTGAAGAAGCCGTAGCTGCGTCTGCCGTAATAGAGTTAGCATAGTGCTTTGCAGAATACTCTGTACCATCAACTGTTCCGCCAGTTTTAGTAGCCCACTCTTTCGCCGCTCCAGCTGCAATGCTGTTGGTTACACCTGTACCGCCTATAGCCCAAGCTTTAGAGCTGTAATCAGTACTTTCAACAATGCCGTTAGTCTTTACTGCCCAGTCCTGAGCGTCATCAGCGGAATCATCTGCGTTAGTCGCAGAAGTTGCGGCAGCAGTAGCTGATCCTGACGCCGCAGACGCGCTACCAGAAGCTGCAGTTGCGCTATTAGCCGCGTTAGCGGCGCTAGTAGCTGCGTTAGCCTCGCTTAAAGCCGCATCATTCGCGGACTGTTGAGCAGCGGCAAGGTCAGCAGCAATGGCCGGTGTAATGCTTTGATAGTTAGCTTCTTCAGCTCCAAAGAAGGAGCCTGCTTGAGCCTTTGTTGTGGCGCCTGAAGCAGCAACGCTATGTTCTGCATCGTTCAAGTTAGTTACAGTAGAGGGTTGAGCTGGTGTAGCCATTAGATTAGTCCTCCTGCGCTGTAGTTAACTTGTACATTACCACCTTTAGCATTACGCTTCTTATCTTCGTCGTTAAGTTCAGTAATCTCGTTCATGAACATTGCTGCGTACTTTTGAACTTGATCGTCTTCTTGTAAATATGAAAATACTTCCGCCAAAGCACCCATCAACAACACACGCTCGTTTTCGTCGCGTAGCCAGTGAGATACTTCGTTACCTACAAAGTAAACTGTTTGCGCTGTACCAACTGCTTGCGCAGCGGCTAAGGTATCATATGCAGTTGTTACACCACCGAGAGTAACCAAGTAAAGCGGCTGAGATCCGGTAGTACCTTGTGTAGATTGAGTAAGTAGACCTGCTGTATAGTTAGCAGCTGTTACGTTGTACGTGGCATCCAAAGCAGGAAGACGTTTATAGTAAAACAGTTCAACTGCGACTGGGCTACCTACAGAGCCCTCTTGTTGAAAGCCTGGTGAAAGTAGAATAGTAGTCCCTTGACGAGACCAATGAGGCCCTGAAACCTCTGCTTGATAATCGTTATAAGTACGAATATCTAGCTTTTCATTAAAAATCCGTGTAGTATTACCTGATGCATCAACTTCTCTAATTTGAATAAACTCAATCAAATCGGCAGGAACTTTAAGCTCTGTACGACTGTCGTTATAGGTAGATGAAGAAGTCGTTGCGGCTGTTAAGGCAGCGGAGTCGTAGGTAACTGTCGCTTCAAGTGGTACAATTCTCAGGTAACGATAAGATTTATCTGCCGCATAACGCAAACAGTCTTTAATAATATCATCACTAAGAACTTGTACATCACGGTTCGACCAATCACGGACTAATGAAATCAGATCAGCATGAGTTCTTGCCATAAGAACCTCCTAATTAAGTATTGATGAGAAGCTCCGGATACTCAGTCATTAGGATATAGCGTAGCCTTTTCATGTTATTTGGATCTTTCATAAACACTGGATCATGAAGATCTAGCTTATGATCTTGCAGCATTTTAAGAGCTACAATATCAGGAATAGTAGCAAGCTTTCTATAACCATCTTTACGATGACCATAGTACTCTTGCTTTTCACGCTCTTCTTTGGCGTGTTCGACATACTGAGTAATATCTTGCTCAGCTTGCCACTGTTCCGTTTTAACATCAAATCCGGCCTTAATGCCTTCCTTTCCTACAGTAGCACTGTGGAACTTCATTTCTGTTTCTTTAGCCATGTCCTCATAACTCCTTTACGGCGCGTCTGTATATGATACAAAGCGGCCTGATTTGCCAATATAGCCAAGACGTGCGCCAGTAGAGCCAACAGCCGTAGGTGCGGCAGTAGTTCCTACAGACGGTGTGCCAACTGACAAGTGAGTAATCTTATATCCACCATTAGCGTCGTCAGCTGTACGCCATACACATGTTTCTGCGGGGTAAACGTTCCCGTTGTCTAGTTTAATTACTAGCATTGTTACCTCCAATTAGTTTTATTACTTCGAGTAAGGCTTATTACGAGCTGATCCACAGCCGGCGACCTTACCACCTTTATTGTAATAGCCTGCAACGTTGCCACCCATAGCTTTATACATAGCATCGTTAGCTTTGCCCATTTGCTGTGGCTTTTGCATTTGCTGCTTTTTCATCTCTTTCTTCTTTTTCTCGTCCATAAGTATCTCCTGAAAAAATAAGGAGAGCCATAAAGACTCTCCTTAAAATTAAGCCTAGTTAAGACCGTAGATAGCACCACAACCAGATGGATTGCGTACTTCCAGAGTTGACTCTTCAACCATCATGCCGACAGTTGAATCACCCTTCTGGCCTACATCTACTTCCTGCAGCGGACGCAGAGTAGCAATGTTGAACCACATCGGATCATAAATCAGAGCCGAGAAGTTAGATACATCAGTAGTCGCAGCAAGGTTAGCAGGAGTACCAGCAGAGTTCTGGAACTGAACATTATTGGTCAGACCCATGATATAGTTAGGAACTACCATCAGATCGCCAAAGTCAGACATGTACACGTCTACTGACTGACGCAGCTTACCGTCGCCGTCGATATTACGACGTACGCCAGTATCGCCAACCATCAGGTCAGAGAAGTCACGACGCAGCTTTGGAGATACCATGATCTGAGTGGCTTTACCACCTTCTTCATAGATCTTTTGCATTACGCCATCAATGTCAGTCAGGGCCAGAGAGCCCTTAGTAGGAGCGGCAGTAGTAGTCAGCGAAGAGCGGATCTTACCTGTGCCGTCGCCAGTAGTAGCAGGAGCTGCCCACTGACCTACGTAGTTAACAGTTGCACCATCGTTGATGAATGCCTGGAAGCCACCAGCGGAACGGGCAGTATTACCCTGTACACCTACCGCAGCAGATGTATTGAATGAGTGGATCATATCATGCTCGATATCACGACGCATTTCTGTACCACGCTTCTTCAGCTGATATGCATACTCATCAGCAACGCCAGCCTGATCTACAGCGCGACGAGTGCCTGACACGGCAATAGTCTTACCATTGATCTGGGTGTAGTTACCAAGACGAGTACGGTTAGGACCGCTTACAGCGAACTTAGCGCCGAGAGCAGGAGTAGCGCCAGTACCACCTGAACCAGTTGCATCTGGCTCGATGTAGTCAGTACCTTCCGCGATACGCGAAGAGCCTGGAGCTTCAAGCTTGTCGGTCTGCCATTCGTGGTAGATCGCAGTAGCTTTAGTTTTGCCGATAGACGACATGAACGGAGTTTCATCACGAGTAATCATCGTGATAAAGTCGGCAAGTGCCTCACGTTGTGAAACATCTTTACCAGAGGCGCGAGCTGGACCCTGAGGTCCACCAACGCCCCGCACACCAAGAGTGCTAGCCATGATTAAGTACCTCCTTAAGGTATTTAAAGTTGATTTAAGGAGCGTTCAGCAAGAGTCTTTAGGTATGCCATTTGGTCTTCACTAGAGGAATCTGGTCGCATAGCGCGATCACGTACAGTTTCAGCCTGTGCGGCTTGACGCTGCTTAGTGGTCTTGGCTTTCCGTACCGGCGCTTTCTTTACCGCTACAGCCTTACGCTTTGCTGCTCCTTTCTGAACACCTGTTTTAAGACGACGATAGTCATCTACAAACTTTACAATTTGTGGATCTGCAATAGCGTCCAAAACATCGGGATGAATGCCTTCATCAAGCGCAAACTGACGTATAGACAATGCAGTCTCTTCATTAAAGTCAGGAATAAGGGTTGGAATGACTTCATTAAATTCAGCCACCTGTTCAGCCCACATCTTTTCTTCCTGCTCTTGAGTCTGCTTTTCTACAGCTTCAGTCAGTTGTTCACGTTGATTACGTGCGTCCCAATATTTTTTCTGGACTTGCTCTCGCTCGTCTTTAAGGTTATTCATTTCGAAGGAGTCACCTTCCTCTCGAGCCTTTTCAATTTTAGCCTCAATATCGTGATATTGCTTGGCAAAATCTTGCTCATTGGAATACAAAACAGCAACAGAAGCTTTAGACATAGTAGACAGTTCTTCTACTTTTTGAGTGTATTCGTCTTCAAGCTCTTTTCTTGCTTCTCCAAGTTCGCGACCCTTTTTTGAAAGACTTTGTTCAGTAGAGTAACCTTTAATAAGATCACTAAAAGAAACTTCGGTATCTTCGCCGTCGATTTTGACGGCAACCTTTGCTTCCAAGTCGAGATCATCCATAGAATAAGTTTCTGGTTCGTCGGTAGCGGACTCTTCGTCGGCATCTTCACCTTCTTTTTCTTCTACTTCAGCCTCATCTTCTTCTTCAACTTCTTCGTTAACGGCTTCCTCAGACTCTAGGTCCTGTTCTGATTCTTCCGGATCGATCTCGGGCACTGCTTGCTCTTCGGGTAGAGATCCTCCCACAAATTGACTTTGTGCGATGACGTCAGCCAGCAAATCTTGCTCAGTTCGACCTTGGGGTACCTCTGCTACAGAGTCATCCAATTGGGTAGAGTCCATAACTGCTTCGGTATTACTTTCCATCAGCTACCTCCTTTTTAGCAGGCTGCTTTTGTGAATTCATTTTTGCCTGGTATCTTTCACGCAGGCTATGTAAATTAACTAGTGTTTCTGAATTAAGCCTCGCCTTACCGGCGCTTCGGCTTGAATCATACTCCATAACGTTGATCATTTCATCAAAGTTTTCTAAAAGCTTTTGATAATCAATCTGTCTCATCGTTGTCCTCCAATAGGTGTGGAATATTCTTACCATACATTTCAAAGTTAATCATCTTTTCTTTTACACTACCCATCGCCATAGCGGCTGAGTAAAGAAACTCTCTTGACTTTGTTTCATGTGGTTCGGTCTTCAACCATTCTATAAAATAATCCACTAATACTTCGCCATACACTTCATCAAAGAACTCATCCCGTTCCTTAGCCGCGAAGTGGCCCTTTACGTGAGCCCTTCGCGCCAGTTCTTCAGGATGAATCTTATGATTACCGTACGACTTCTTGTTTCCCAGCCTCTTCTCGGCTGTCTCGCGGTACTTGTCCATTAGATCCTCTCATTAGTTGATCTGCCACCATCACGATCTCTTCGAAAGATGGATGTGGCGGTAGTTCGGCTCCTTCTTTAACAGCCTTTACACTAAGCTCAGCCCACTCTTGGAAGTGTCTATCAATGGCTACAGCCAACTGTCTTGCGTTATCTGTTTGCGTATTCATAGCCTGAGAAGCTGTGTAATCGACGTTAGCTTTTGCAAGCGCTACGTCTGTCATAGCTTTCTGGTTTTCTACTTCCATCTTTTGCTGCGCCATAGCAGTTTGTTTCTGTATGGCTTGAGCAGCCTTTTGCTTGAACTCATCTGTAGTATAATCTTCTAAGAAGTCATTACTATCTAGGTTCATAGCTTCTAGTAGCTTAGTTGCTAGTACTGCAGGCGCTTCAGGCTTTATAACCATACCTGCGCCTTGTTGATTGAGAGCTGGCAGAACTTCTGCACCAACTTTCGACAACTTTTGTATCATTGTCGAGTTTGAGTTTTCACCAATGTCAAGGAAAATTTCGACGTCCATCTTTGATGGAAGTGCGTTCATGTCTACTTCTCCATACACTCCGTCAAGATTATATTTAATCTTGCCTTTCATATGCTTGTGCATGGTTTCATAGACGCCAGCAATTAACCGCTTAAATCCAGTTTCAGCAAATCGCCGCGCAATATGTTGAATGCGCTTCTGGGCTGCTGATTGAACTGCGGAAAGCTTTTGTTCAGAGTTACCTGATACATACAATGCGTCGTTAAGACCTTGTGCGGCCTTTGACATTCCTGTTGCCTGTTCCTTAATAAGCTGCAAATGTGTAAGCAGTGGAACAGTACCTGTAGAGATGGTCTCTGGAGCAAGTGCTTGTACTGCACCGTTAGGACTACCGTTAGTAGGAATAATCTGCTTAGGCTTCATATTCTGAAGAGCAGAAAAATCTACTACGTTTGGATCGGCCAGCTTCGGAGAGTAATTTGTTAGGTAAGTATTTTCTACAAACCCACGCAAAATAGCTGTAGAAGCTAGAGTAGATGAACGAGCAAAGTCTGCCATAGACAGGCCGTAGTACTCGTGTGGAATATCAATAGGTACAATGGAAGAAAGCGGAATACTTTCTGCGTCTTCTTCATATAGAATATGAGTACCAATAATAATAAACCGCTTGAGTTCGGCAATGCCGTCTCCATCACGATCAACGCGAATCCAACACTCAGTAACAGTTACCTCACGATTTGCCTCAAGAGGTAGCAATTGCTGTTGTGTAGATCCTTGGTAATATTCTTGGCCAGTGACCTGTTTTCTGGCTGAGACATCTTGAGAATACTTTGAAGCGCCAAGCCAGCTTTGGTTGTCGCCTAGTTCGTCCCAATTGTCTACTGTATCAGATGCTTCTGGCCAATACTTCCTGATTTCGGACCGAGTCATATCGGTCTGGATACCTACAAACTGCGCATCCTCAATGCATGTGGCATCTCTCGAAATTCTGAAGTTTTCCGGTGGAATAAGCTCAAGCTTTACTCGAGACTTATTAATAGTCTTACGAACTCGTACGTTTAAGTACATAAGTTCTACTTCGTCTTCTCCAGTAGCCTCATCTCTGGTAGCGACGTTATCAAACTCTAGATCGCCTACAACTTCAATGCTGTCGTCAGATAGCAATTCGTCAAGCTTTGCTTGGCTGATCTGTTCGTATTCTTCAAATACATATTCATAATCTTCTACGTAATCCCAACGAATTACGGAATTTTTCCAAAGCAATGAAGACTTCATCCACTGCTGCAGCATTTCCCAACCATTGTTTTTCTTGAAGATACAATAGTTAGTTACAGCTGCTGCGTCTTTAGCAGCCTTAAATCCTCCAGGCGTTTCGTCGTAAGGTACAAACCTAGCGATCCGCTGGTTGCTGAGGAATAGATCACACAAGATAGCAGTATAAGCTTCAACAACCTCAGTCGTTGAGGTATCCACGATTGTTGAAACACCTTGTGGCATAAGATGTGAGTCTGCTACACCTGCATATTCATATGTAGCTTTCAGACGCTCTTTAGCCAAATCAGAAGAGTTTAACCAATCACCCGTAGAATTTTGTATTCCACTCTCAATTAGATTAATAAGCTGCTCATCACTGACAGCTTCTTTATAGCCGTGAGAGGACATTAGTATTTTCCTCCTGTGCTTGAGTAAATGGGCTTGGTTTTCTTAAGCTCTTCCGCAGTATATTTACCAGGCTTGGTAAGTACCTTAGCTTCTGGCTTTTTCTTTACTGGTTGCTTAACTTGAATAAATCGTGACATATACCGCTCCTGGGTTATGATTTATCTTATGTGCTTTTTCTTGCTTGTGCTGCCAAATCTTTATCTGCTTTGCCCCACACTGTAGGCTTTTTATTAATAAACGCGTTTACACGTGCGTGAGCCCACTGCTGCGGTGATTTGACGCTAGCTCTGTGGCTAGATCTATATGCGGCCATGCCGCGATTGAAAACTTTTCTAAGTACGCTAAGAGGAATACCAGACTTCTTAGCCTTTCCTGATAGCGAGTTATCTACACCTGATTTTTTCTTTTCGTCTGCCATTACCACTTCACCTTATTGGCCCAATACGCTGCGGACAGCGGACCTCTTGCAATATTTTTACGATGACGAGCCTTAAAAGATCTACGTCTTGCCTTATCCTTCGCTGATTTCGGATTTTTACCGGCGCCACTTACGCCTTTTTGCCCAAACCGAATAAGCTTTGGATTGCCTGTCTTAGGGTTTCTAACTGCAACAGCATGCGAAGAGCTAGAATGGTTAGGCGTTCTTTTAGGTTTATTCAAACCGCTAAAGGTTTCTCCACCTACTTCAATTGTCATTTACTCCTCCACAAAGTCTATAATATAATAGTGATCGCCGTTCTTTTCAAGAGTAACGGTTTCCTTTTTACAACTATACCTTTCGCTGCTGCCAATATTTCTGGCGATTTTTCTTTTTACTGATAAGCACTCTGACAACGTAAAGTGAGGAGTCCATTCTATATGCTCACTACCTAAGGTGAGAAACAAAACAAAAAGCGTTTCTTTCATTAATGATCTCCATTACGAAGTTTTTCTATATGAGTCTCTAAGGTTGAAATACGCTTTTCATAAAACTCTAATGTCAGCTTTTGCTGTTGATCGTATGGAGCGCGACCTTCTTCTATTTCTTTTGCTAAGGCTTCTAGCTCACCTGCAATGTGTTCTATCAGCATGAATTGCTCACTGTCTGCAGGAAGCGAACCCATTTCACCTCTAGGCCACTTAATACGAAACTCAGTGTTTTGTTCTAGATCTGACTTCATCATAGTAATACTTGTTTCTATTTGATTAAGTCTTTCTATAATACCGAAATAAGCCCAAGTAGCTATACTAGCTGCGGCAATCATACTTATAATATTTCTTAAAGGTAATGCAACTTCTGTGTTATCATTTATTTTTGGCATGCTCACTCCCCATCCATATAGCAAAGGCGCCTGTCATAGCTCCCATAACTACGGATACGAAACCAGCTTGAACCGCTGTCGGATCTTCTAAAGCCATAAACCATTCTGCACATCGCCAACCCATGACACTAAACATTATAGTCATAAGTCTTGGTAAAACCTTGTGTTTTAACAGTAAATCAGTCATAGTTGGCGGATTCTCCCCTGCTTCCGCCGGAGCAGTGAGGACAACGGGACTAGTTTAGGGTTGCAGGATTAAACCCGCCCCCTAATTCTTTTAGTGCCAGTTCTAGTTCTTCATCTGTTAGGTCAGAAGTCTTAGTAACTTGTGTAATATCCTGGCGCTGAAGCTTAGGTGCTTCAAACTCTGCCAGTACTGTAGCAAGACGCGTCGCCTCATCCATGTCTTCTACACTAATTGCTTTCATCATTGCAACGCGAAGTACGTCAAGCGCTGATGGCGCATCTTCTTTCACGTCGTCTTTTAATTCTTGCCAATCTTTCATTGACATCTTTAGCGCTTCACGAGCTTCTTTGTTCGCCTTTCGCGCTATAACCGAATTCTTTTGGCCCTCGCGCGCACCTTCCCGAGTGAAGGGTTTTAAGTTCTTCAAAGAATTCGGATGCATTTTTCCGTTTCTACTCATATGAACTCCTTAATACGCATGAGAATCTCTTATAGGAGACACTACAACCATGCTGTATTATCCTGCTGATGTACCTGAAACTTTTCACTCCATGCTACCTTTGTAGTAACAATCTTATCGTAATGAGTACGTAATACCTCTAATGCTATAGCAAGAGACATAACAGTATCATCATGACAACCCGGAGCTGCCTCAGTTTTACCAGTATCTGTAGCCGTATAGTCTTTCAACTCTTGAATTACGTACGCAGCTGGTACATATACATCATCATTTTCAATTGCGTTCTTTAGATTACCTATAATCGTGCTCTTTGTAGCCACTGTAGTCCTAAAACCTAGTCTTTCACCTTCTTCTCTACTAATCGATGAAATCTTGGTCTGCCTATACAGGTTTACATAGCTCATATCGTCTAGTTTCTGCAGAGTTGCAATACCCATCGAGTTACTTTCAACTGCAAGCAAAGCATTATTGTAATATCTGCCTAGATAAAACAACAAATCTCCGAATTTACTAGGATCTATGCGATTATTCCTATAAACTGCTACCACACGCCTATTTCTATCTATAACTACGGCTGCCGAATAGTCTTGGCCTACCCCAAGCGCCACATCGGCTCCAATAATGTACGGCTCTCCTGTTTTTGGGTAGTCATAAACCTCTAAGTCTCCTTCTGAGGTATCCTCCCAAAACTTCGAGTCTAGATCGAGCGTCATCTTCTTCTTATATGATACAGATTCCATGTCATTCAACTTCTTCATGTCGAAGACGCTTGAACCAGATACAAGGAACGCCTCTTCCCACCTCGACGGATATTCTTGCGCAAACTTCCTTTCACCTGACTCCGCGATTTTAAGCCTGCGCCAGTATAGCTGGTCATAGTCAATCCCAAATTCTTGTATAAGCGCTTCCTCTTCAGAGTTGGGCTCAAAATTGTCCGGTGCTTCTCTCCTATATTCGGCAGTTGAAAACCAGGGCAAAAAGATCGGCATATACTCTGTATCGCCCCTGTCGTAACCTTGTACGGCAGCACGCCACAATCTATAAAACTCACCCTGCGCGCCATTAGCCGTACTCTCAAGTATAACTTCCGTTCCATCAGCTTGGGAAATACCCTGGAACAATCCCGCAAGGATCTTCTCATCAAATGTCCAGAATGCCACCTCTGATAGGTGAGCAATTGATGGAGTAGTACCTCTACCGGCTTCTGGCGAACCAGCTGTGTATAACCGATAACCTGCTTGATTGTGCTCAAACTTAATCTCCTTAGCATTTGATGCTACAAGCTGTGGCCTAAACTCCTCGTCCATGTAGTCTATAAGATTCTTACTCATAGTAAACAAGGCATCGGACGTAGCTGAGTCATGAGCCATTACTACTGACCTCGCGTTCGGGGTAAAGTAGCTTTTCCATGCAGTTCGTGCAGTACAATATGTAGATATACCTTGCTGACGTGCCTTTAATATCAAGGCTCGTACCTTACCGTCACGCTCAAGCTGGCCTTCTAGCGCATCATTCACCTTCTTTTGAGCATCGTTAAATACGAAGGGCACAAAACCTTTCTTAGCATCTTTAGTAATAATCTTGACCTGCTCAGTAGCAAACCTCTCAAAGTTATGCTCGTACTCGACCAAAAGCTTACGTCTTCGTGCCTCTTTTAACAACGCTAACTTACGTCTGTTGTCCATCTTTTGTCCTCGGCTTTCTTTTATAACTACCTTTACCCTTCTTGGGTGGTACAACTGTAGGCCTACGACGATTAGTCAACAACATACGTGCGA